AATTTAATAACTACTAAGTTAGAAAGAATAGAGTCGGAATTAAGGAAGCTTAATTTTTCTATAGGTCGTAATGAGAAGCGAGAAGCATATGCTAGTTTAGATACTACTAAAGAGCATATATCTGACATTAAAACATTACTTAATACCGAAACACAAGATTAATATGTTACAAGCAGAGCAGATTTCAAAGAATTATGAGAAGCACCTTAGAATAGTAGATAGCTATATAGAAGATGACCGTAAGCAATTAGTTCATGATATGTTAACTAAGTTAGGAGAGAACTATGTTATGTCTCCTGCTAGTGGTAAATCTTGGTATCATAATGCTTTCCCTGGAGGTTATGTAGATCATGTCAATAGGGTTGTAGAATATGCTCTAAAACAGAAGAGATTGTATTCTGATATGGGAGGTTCAGTAGATTTTACAGATGAGGAGTTGGTATTTTCTGCTCTCTTTCATGATTTAGGTAAGATAGGTGATGGAGATGCTCCTAATTATATTCCTCAGGATGATAAATGGAGGAGAGATAAACTCTCAGAGATATACACATTCAATGAGGATTTAGATTTTATGCTTATTCCAGATAGATCTCTATATATACTCCAGAAATTCGGTATAAAAGTGAACCAGAAAGAGTTCTTAGCGATAAGATGTCACGATGGAGTATTTGATAAAGCTAATGAAGCTTATTTCTTCTCACATAGAGAATCTTCAAGACAAAAGACCTCTATAATATCAATATTACACGCTGCAGATTTCTTAGCCTCTAAGGTTGAGTACGATATCTGGAAGAGAAACGGTGGAGACTCTACACCTAAAGTGAGTAAAACAGCATCTTCTACAGGAAAACAAGTTAAATCCTCGGAAGGGCTTACTAATCTACTAAAAAACATTTAAAACAATGGTAATTACAATAATAATACTCTCGCTAGTACTGGTAACGGCAGGAGTGGCAATTAAGAATCTAACAGTAAAAGTAGAGAAATACGAAGATATTACAGTAGATCAAACAGAATATCTCCAAAATATCTCTAAACTAATTACAGATTCACAAAAGCACCTAAAAGAACTTGATGATAAAGGAGTATTTCAAGGAGAGGATGAGGTCGGTTATTTTTTCGAACAAATGATGAACGTACAAAAAGAGCTAGATCGATATATGCTCCCTGATAATTATGGCAAGAAAGAAAAGCAGTAACAACTACTTTACAAAAGAAACAGAAAACTACATAGTAAAATATAATACCTCAGAGAATCAAGATTATAGGAATGATATCTTTACGAAACATATATACTATCCTTTCTACAAGCTAGCAGAGAACATTATACATACATTTAAGTTCTACTATACAGATGTAGATCAGATAGAAGACCTTAAACACGAGGTAGTCTCAATGCTTCTTGAAGAGAAAATAATGAAGTTTGATTCAACACACGGTGCAAAAGCATATTCCTATTTTGGAACAATAGTTAAGAGGTGGTTGATTAATTATAATAATAAAAACTACAAAAAATTAAAGCGGATAGGGTCTTTTGATGATATAGAAGAGTCTTACGAGAAACAGAAGGTAACTGACCTGAACGGATTAACGTTAAAACAGTTCTTAGATATATGGATTGCTAAAACGGATAATGAACTAGATACTTTATTTCCAAAATCTAGTGAAAAAAAAATAGCAGATGCTATACTAACAGTATTTAAAAGGAGGTATGATTTAGATATTTTTAAGAAAAAAGCATTATACATATATGTTAGAGAGATGACTGATTGCGAAACCCCCCACCTCACTAAAGTAGTTTCCAAACTTAAAACAGACTTTTACACCTTATACGAAGACTATAGCAGTAAGGATAGGTTAGCAATAAAGTAACAACAATCTATTTATAATAAAAGCAATGGAGTCAGACAAGGAAATCTTTAGGGGTAAGAAATTATCAGAACTTTTCGGAGAGATATACGATAACTCTAAAGAGACAAAAGCCCAAGTACGAGGCCTTATCGGAGAATTAAAACCGCTCATTGAAAGTATCGGAGATGCAACCCTACTAGTCCCTATGATTAAAGAGTACATGGAGATAGGAGTAAAGAATGACGAACAGTTGATAAAACTTGCCACAGTAATTCAGAGATTTGAATCATTACAAGCAAAAGGAGGTGACGGAGATATGTTTGACCTACATTCAGAGTTACAGGATCTATTAGAGCAATCAGAAGAGGTTAAAGAAGTGATTAAAGAAAATCCAGAAGAGGAGTAAATGGGACAGTACAGCACTAACTATAACGCAACTCCCTACAACAGTAAAAGGAGTCCATCAGAAGGATCTAGTAGAACTTTCGGAAGAGTTCTAGACATAATACTAGACGAAACTCATCCGGAATATAGAAATAAAGGAGGAGCAAAAGCAATAAACGGAGTATTCTTTAGATACCAAGCTAATGCTATTACAGTAGCACCTGCTGATAACCGTACTTTTGCATACCACGGTAATTGTCAATTTAAAACAATACCAGTAGTAGGAGAGATAGTAGAAATAACCTCAGAACCAACCTCAAGCAAATCTGCACTTACACAGACTAAGACAAAGTACTACACTAAAATTGTAAATATATGGAATAACCCAAATTCTAACCCATACTTAGATGTGTATTCTAACGGAACACTAGATATTAGTAGCGGAGGAAATTTCATAGAAGAAGCAACAGTGAACCCTATAAAAGCTGCAGTAGGAGATGTACTAATAGAAGGTAGACAAGGACAGTCAATTAGAATAACAGGTGCCAAAGGAGTAGCAAACCCATTTATAGACGACAGTAACAACGGGGAACCGGTAATACTAATAAGCAACGGGCAAATAGAGACAGAGGAAGGATTCACTACAGTAAAAGAGGATGTAAACATAGACGATTCCTCACTATATTTTGTAGCAAACCACAGTATACCACTAACACAAGCGAACTATAAGAGAAAATCATACAACAATCCTCCAACAACTGCTAACGAATATAAAGGTAACCAAGTAATACTAAACTCAGGTAGAATATTCTTTAACGCAAAGGAAAAAGACATATTACTATCTAGTATAGAATCCGTCGGAATAAACACAGAAGGATCGGTAAATATCGATGCAGAGACATACATATGCATAGACAGTCCAGAAATATACTTAGGAGAAAAAGCTCGAACTGCACAGGAATCTACTAAAGAACCTTTACTGCTCGGTAATCAAACAGAGAGGTTACTAGATATACTATTAGACACACTAGTATCTATGGCGAGAGATATGGCAAAAGCTAAAACGATAGACGGAAAACCTATCCCGTTAGTAAATAAAAGAGGTATACAGATGCAACCAGTACTGAAGACACTACAGAGACAGATAAACCCTACTGGACCTTCTAAACTAAAATCTAAAAAAGTATTTACCGAATAATGGCTATCAACACCTCACAACTCGCATTAATCGCAGCAACTCAACTAGGGAGATTGCAAGGAGAACTAGAGGCAAGAGCTCTATCTGAAGCTCTACTACTACTCGAAGAATTTTTAAATAAATGCCCGCAGATAGAAAGGTTAGAAAGTATAGTAGAGGTAAGAAATAATCTACTTAAAGTAGTAAACAGTTTTACAAAACAGACAGATAAGTATCAAAAACTAGCTAACTCACTAAAAACACCTATACAAGCCGCTAACATACTAATACAGCTCCTGAAAGTAGACCCAACACCTATTGCAATCGGAACTCCACCGCTTAAAGATTTTGGAGGATTGATAGCATCGAAGACAGCAGGTATGCAGAACACATCTGCCGAACTTCTCAGGAATACATCGAAAGTATTAGAATCACTAGAAGACGACGTCACTGCTATTGAAAACTTAGTAGGAGGAGTCAACCCAAGTTTAAACCAGGTTAGAGGTATATTAGAATCGATCAACGTAAATATAGGTAACTGCATAGATGATTACGCAAAAGAAGATAACGCAGATAAACAAGCATTAGCTAGACTAATACAGAAAGTACAACCAACAGCAATATTAAACGCAGGAGATTTAAATCTACCGCTAAACGAAACCACCTACAGAAACGCACAAGGAATCGACTACACCCTCTCTATAGTAACACAAACGGAAGGAGAAAGTGTAGCACCGAAAAGATACGCTATAGCAAAAGATAGTATAGGAGTAGTAGTATTACGAGGAACAGCATCATTCAGCTCAGACACAGCAATACTACTAGATGAATTAAAATTTAGGTTAGATAATCAACTTGCATAACACAACTATTTATAATTATGAAACTAGACCAATTAAGGAAAGTCATACGAGAAGAAGTAAAGACAGCTATTAAAGAAGAGCTACAGGAGATAATGAACGAAGCCGTAAGAGCTGCTTCTGAACCAGAAAAGCAAACGTTCTACGAAGAAACACCGTATACAGGTACAACATCTAAAGGTTCAGGAGACATAAGACCACATACAGCAAATCTGCAAGAATCTGGAGATCCTATAATGGATATATTAAACCAGACTCAAGCAAACATGACTTCAGGTAACTATAATACTCCCTCTCAACCAACCCATGACATGGTTAGTAAACCAAACTTTGCTTCTATGATGGCAAGTAATATGGGGATGAATGAGAATGCAGGACCTCTACCAGGTATAGATTTAAGTCAATTAGATTTTGTAAAAAAAGCAGGGAGTATATATAAAAAGTCGATAGAATTAGATAAACAGAAAGGTATATTATAATATGGCATTTGATAGGAGAAAAATAAATCCATTAGATTTACAAGCAAGGAAAGCAGTAGGAGTCTCCCTACCGTTCTCTGGCGAAGCTGTATTTAACTCTACATACCAAACTAAAGATGCTATAAAGACCAATATAATAAATTACTTCCTTACAGGAACAGGAGAGAGGTATATGAACCCAACCTTCGGGACATTGTTACGTAACCAACTCTTCGAAAATACTACACAAAGTAACCTTGAAGATATTGAAAACCTTATCAGACAAGGAGTATACCTATACTTCCCAAATGTAACACCATCGAGAATAGAAGTAGAAAGTACACCAGACAGTAATACAGTAACACTCTCCATGAGCTACTCCATCAACAACACAAACATAGACGACGAATTAACTATAAACTTTGAGATATAATGAACCAAGATAGAAACATAAAGTATGTCAATAAAGAGTTTACGGACTTCAAGCAACAACTTGTAGAGTACACAAAGAACTACTTCCCAGACACATATAACGACTTCTCCCCAACATCCCCCGGAATGATGTTTATTGAGATGGCTGCATATGTAGGAGATGTACTATCATTCTACCAAGACACACAACTACAAGAAACATTCTTACAATACGCAAAAGAACCCGGAAACCTATACGACCTCGCTTACATGATGGGATATCGTCCAAAAGTTACCACAGTAGCAGAAGTAGAATTAGAAGTATCTCAAAATATAGGAGTAATTAATACTGACTCTCCTAACTGGAACCAAGCATTAATATTAGAACAAAACACAGTAGTAAACTCTAACTCCGCAGGTAATGTACCATTTATAGTACAAAAAGCTGTAGACTTCTCTTTTTCAAGTTCTTACGACCCTACAGAAGTAATTATATCATCTATAGACGGACAGACAGGAAACCCTACAGAATTCTTAATTAAAAAGAAAGTAAAAGCAACATCTAGTACGATAAAGACAGTAACACAATCTTTTGATAGTATAGAGAAATTTAGAACTATAACAATAGACGATGTAAATATTATCGGAATATTAGATATAGTAGATGAGAATACTAACAAATGGTACGAAGTTCCCTTCTTAGGACAGGAGACAGTATTTAAAGATACTCCCAACCCAGCAGATGATTCAAACTTAGTCCCGTATACAATATTGCTAGAAAAAACCCCTAGAAGGTTTGTAACAAGGTTT